TCTAACATCTATGTGGTCTCTGAACTTAAGAATTATGCTATCTGCATTGACGTCTTTCTTTACTTCTGGCCCTGTGAATTCTACGACTAACTCGTTGCCTTCCCACCAATAGGCTTTGGCTATGTAGCCTTCTCTAGCCAAGATTTCTCCTTTTTCGACTTCTACTATTTTGCCAGTGGGCCAATGCCTCTGAACTACTCCTCTGCATTTACCGTTACATGGAGGCTTGAACTTATAGTACTCTGGAGGGAGCGGTTTTCCTTCCTCTCTGATTCTGAGGTATTCTTCATGAGTCAAAGTCTTAGCTTTGCTTACACCTCTGGGCAAAGTCAGAGAAGCCAGTCTGTCTAAGACTTCTATTCGGTCGGGAACATTTTTCTCGTGGACATACTCAACAACTCGAGGCTGGAAAACACCATAGTAGTAGCAACCTGTCTCCTTGCCGTTCTTATCCAGAATAGGGTATTTGTTGACTTCTGGTGTAACAACTCTTATTATTCCTCCTACAGGAGCAGTAATCTTGGTGTTGAATGTCCTTCCTAGATAAGCGTAGACTTTCTGCCCTTTAACTATAACTCCTTGAGCTTCCAAGAAAGATTCCCTGGCTTCATCGAAACTTTTCACTGCAGGCAATGTTTTACTTTCACTCTTGATTACAACTTTCCCTCTGGGAGCATACTTCTTGGCTATTTCAGCGCATCTGCCTTCGTATGGTCCTGCAGCTATCATGTAGTTCCAGACCGTCTTGATTTCCTCTCCTGTGTCTTTGTGCTTTGGATGCGTCCTGTCTATGACAAGGCAGTCTATCTCTTTGTACTTCTTTATTTTGCACCAGGCTTTGTTCTGGTTCGTTGCTGTCTCTATTTTCTTGTCCCATATTATCATTGCTCCTTCTGAGCCTGGCAATTCTGAAGCCCACTTAATAGCTTTAACTAAGTCAGATTTAGACTTTACAATTCTGTAGTGTTTGCCTTCCCTAAGGATTTTGAAATGTTCTGTATCCTTTATGTTCTTTAAGATTTCTAAGCGCTCTTGGAAAGGAAGATTGACAACATCTTTACCTTTGTAGCGGTAAACATCGAATATCATAAAGCGGCATCTATCCTCTTTGTCAGGCTCATAGTCTTTGCCATTTACGTAGCCTATAAAGCTTGTGCGGTGTAAGGGTTCACCATCTTCGCTGACCATTATTCCTTCAGCATCGAAGACGCTGTCCTCAGGGAGCTGCTCAAGCTCTCTTATTATCTTCTTGAACTTGTTCTCTTTGTGGTAGCCTTCATCTTCACTTCTTAGAGTTTTCTCTTTAGTGTTTATTTGGATTCTCATTCCGTCTATTTTCATTACAACTTTAGCTGGGAAAGTAAAGCCTGGTATATCAGCTACTTTCTCAGGCTCAAATTCTCTCCAATAAGGCTTGTTAGGCTTGTAGAAGCTCTTCTTCTCTATGGTTTTGCCTTTCCACTTTATCGAGCCATCAGGTAACAATTCACCGTAGTCTCCGTCTTCAGCTATGTAGACTTTGTCTGGGTCTTCATAGTAGCCTTTGCTTCTAGCTATGATTCTCAGAGTCTCTTTGGCTTCCTCATGGGTTTGGTATAAGTGTCCTACATGAGTGAACTTTACATGCTTGACTCCTGCTTTGCTGCACATTTGTACTTGGTTAACCATGGACATGTGCCCTACTTTCTCAGGCCTTTTAATGTCGACTTTCATGCATGAGCCATCTCCTATGTACAAGTCGATTTTGTAGTCTTTGAAGGGGTTGCCTCCTTTCCAAGCTAAGAAGTCAGGGTTGTAAAGCATTCGCTCATCTATTAGGACGGCTGCACATGGAGCAACCTTTGAGTGGTAGACAGGGAAGAAACGAAATGTATGCCCTTGAACGGTAAATCTGCTTCTGCTTTGATGCTTAAGCACTCTTAATCTCTTATCTAAAGGTTTAACAGGCTTCGAGATTTCAAGGGAGCCTTTCCATACGTGTACAGGAATTCTGTTCTTAATCAGGTATTCCTTAAATGAGCTCTCTTGCCCTTCCCAGAGAGCTCCAGCATGGTCTGGATGCAAATGAGTCAAGAGAACAGCTTTAGGCTTTATTTTGCTGTCCTCCCAATCTAAGCCGCATCCGTCTATGAGTATTGAATTGTCTATGAGCAAGCCTGAATGCTTCCTCTTTAGGTTAACTGGGTCTTTGCACCAGTCTGCTCTGCAAGGCTCACCGGACGTAAGCTTAGGAGGAAATTCTACATCTCCTTTTGTCCCTATGAATTCGAAGTGTATTGAGCCTGAGCTTTTCTTAACCATTTTGTCTGTGAGAGTAAAGAAGACTTGTGGGCCTTTGGGCAAGCCTAGGAAAGTCCAAGGCTCCTTGAACTTCTCAAACCTAAATGAGTAAGCATAGAACTTCTTGGCTTTAGGCCACCATTTCTTCCTCTCCTCTTCTGTTACTCTATGCAAAGCTCTAAGCTCTTTGAATTCCTTTAGCGATATAGGAGTGATGCTGAGCAAGATTACTTTACCCCAGACTTTTCCGTCTCCAGCTAAGTACAAAGGCTTCTTTAGCATGTTTGGATAAGGCTTCTTTGTCACCCAGAGAGTTTTAGTCCCATTGTAGACTTCTTTTGCATGGCTAACTAGGTAAACTGCATTTGCTTTAAGGATATGTCCTAATTCAGACATATTCTTTTTAACAGGTACAACATCGCTGAACTGCCTTGCATACCTCTCTATAGGATGACCAGTAGGCTTAGGGATTTTGAGCCCTCTCCTCTTCATTTCTTCTAGGATCAATATGTAGTATTTAGCATGCTCTTCTAAGCTGGCTTTAAGACCTTTCTTAGGATCTTTAAGCTTCTGAGCAAAGCTGTGCCTTAGAAGCATGTACTCGAAGTACAAGCGCTTATTGCCTTTGTCTCCTTTTGGAAACCTTGAAGGAGGGACATCGAAGCGGACTTTAATCAACGCTTCTCACCTACTTTAACTATTTTGCCTCTCTTCTTCTTGTACTTGCTCTGATAGTCTTCCCATACTTTCTCTATAAGCTTCTCTTTAGCACGCTTGAGCTCGTATGGCTTAACTGGATGAGTAGGCAAAATAGGCTTCTGCTTGTCCATTTCTTTCTGAACTTTGATTATAAGCTCTTTCTTAGTGGCTGTATGCTCTAGGACAGGCTTAGGAGCTATGTAGCCGCATCTGGTGCAAACCAAGTACGGTACACCAAAGACTGTTTTGGTAATGAATTTGTGGAAGCCCATTTCGCACATTATTGAGCGCCTGCCTTGAGGTATAACCCACAAGCCGCTAGGCAGCATGTATGGAGGCTCTCTCCAATGCTCACGCTTAACTGGATACCTAACTGTGCTCATTGCTTACAATCTCCGTTAAGAGCTTATCGAATTTAGCGTAGAGAGCTTCCTTCTTGTCTAATCTAAGATTGGCTCTGCTTAGTGCTCTGAAAAGCTTAGCTCTAGCGTCATGGAGTATATCGCTAAGTTTGCCTTTGCCTTCATGGCTTCTTTGTCTAGCTTCTTCTAAGATATCTAGCAAGCATTCTGAGAGCCTCTCTGAAAATGTTGAAGCTAAAACTTCTTCTCCTGTGTACGGTGATATCTCTACTGGAGTCACGAATTCTCTGCTTACTCTCCTAGGAGCCACTCCAGGCTCTACATTGGGCAAGCCTACTCGGCTTTTATTTTCTTCTAGAGCTTCTGCTTCTCCCCATATAGTCAAGACTCCATCTTGGAATTTAACGTTGAAGCCTGCATTCCTGGCTGTAACTGCAGCAGCCATAGTTTGGTGTAGAACTTCTGCATCTCTGAGTTTGTCTTTGGATTCTAGAGGATTGAACACCCATTTCCAATCTGTTATACCAAATAAAGGCAGTAATTCATTGTTCAAAGTCTCCTCTATTAAGCGTTGGTACTCCTGAGCTGTTTCACGCTTGACTTCTATTTTAGTTCTTACTTCTCTGGTTGAGCCTCTCTTCCTTGTGCTTATAGTAGTGTCTAAGCCATACACGCTGTCTACAGCATTCATGTAGAGCTGGTAATATTCCAAAGTTTGCTTAGCTTCTTCTTCGTCTATGAACGGTATTTTTACAGGCTTATCTCCTTCTTCTAAGCCTACAAATATCAGAGCTGTTCTCTTCTTGGATTCGTATTCGCCTGTCTCTAAATCTCTCTGAGTAAGCTCCTCACGCTCAGCTTTTACATCTTGGAGTATTTGTCCTACGCGGTCTTGATCCAAGCCTGGAAACACCAGCAGTCCGCCTATTTTGCCTTCTGTGTGCACTTCAAGCTGGTAGTCATCTATAGCATTCAGAGTCTCCAAGATCTTAACTAATGATATAAGCTTTGAATTGCCGAATAATTCTGGAGGCAATCTGGACATTGAGCCATGGACTATTTCGTTTCTGCCGAACCTGGCTACTACTTTACCAGCTACCTCTTGAACGTAGCAAGTTTGAACCATTATTTCTCCGCATATAGGACACTTGAAAATCTTAGACTCTTGGACTCTGGGCGATTCCTGCCTTATATCCCACACTAAGTCTTGGCCTTTGTACTTCTCACTGTAGTAGCACTTAGGGCAGAAATACTGATAGCCGCCTAGGTAACCTCGTTCATCTCCTATTGGGAATATGTAGCCTGGGTGCTCAACATGCGCTTCTTCAGCTATGTATTTAGGCTTCTCATTCCCAGCTACATTCTTGTAGACAATGCTCCAGTAGAAGTCATCTGTAGCTAATAAGTAAAACAGCGTTGACCTTATGAACTCATAGAATGTGCGGTCTGGAGAAGGCTTTGTAGTCAATTGCTCCAAGCGCTTCTTTTGAGCTAAGTCAGGCTCTCTTAAGTACTTTTTAACTTTGCAGACTGGGCATTTCTCTACTGCGCTTTGGAATTCGCTGCCGCATTTCTCGCATTTCATTCTGAATCTAGGCTCTATATGGCCCCAATTCCTCGTGCACTCTCTGATTATAGCGTTGAAGACTCTCCTTAAAACCCAGCTGTTCCTGGCCCATTCCACCAGAGTAACATAGTCTACTCTTGGACGTCTAAGCTTAGGCTCTACATCCCAGACATACTGAGGTATAGCACTTCTGCGTGTTTTACTGATTAGATTCTCTTTGCCTAAAGCTTTCGCTATGGTCTTAACTATTCTGGCTCTCAAAGAATCGTCTTCTAGAGGTTTTTCTTTTAAGCTAGGAGCCAATGAGTGCTTCATGTGCAGCCCATAAAAACACAGTTTTGAATATTTATTATCATTATGTCTAGAGCTTACCTGCTACTCCTGCTCTGCCACGCTTTTTTATAGCCCAGTAAGCTATAGCCAAAGCTTGAGCGTAGTCGTCTTTGCCTTCTGATTTGACAGTGATATGCTCACCTTTAATCTTGAAGCTTAGAAGCCTCAGCTGAGATATAAGCTTTAATTCGCTGGCAGGTATAACAAGCTTATTGTTTACAGCCGCATCTCTAAGGTGAGTAAAGGCGTCGAACCATATTTTAGCTGAGGGAATAAAGTACTTTACTTTCCTTGAGCCTAAGTCTTTCCTTAATTCATCTGAGGGAGGAATGCCTAAGCCCATTCTCTCTACCATTAAGCATTTAAAGTTGTAAATGTTGTCTGCAGCTTTAATCCAAGCTAATTGCTCTGGGAAAGCTTTGCGCATTCCTTGAATGTATTCTACTCGAGCGAACTTTTCTTTGGGATCATAAGACAATATGACTACCACTGTGTATGAGCCTGTTCTTCCCCAGTCTATTCCAGCATAGTATTGCTTTTTGTTGTCCACTATGCCGAATCTAGTTTCATAGTCCTCTTTCATCATTTCTATGATTTGCTGAGTAAACAGTGCTCCTTCTACGTCTAAGAATTGAGCCATGTGCTCTTGGAGAAATACATCGTGGCTCATTAGTCTCCTGTTCATTTCAAGCTGCTCTTTACTGTAGTACTTGTTGACTTCTGTAGGAAGCTGTATCCTGTAGAATTTAGCTTTAGGATCGTTAATGTCTGGACTGCTGTCTTGATAGGCTTTCCAAAAGTAGCCTTGCTGTCCGCCTGGAACTCCTATAATGCTTAAATGACCTTTACTCTCGTGGCTGCCTAGCATCGGCAGCAGCACATTCTCAAAGACATGCTCAGGGATTTCAGCTGCTTCATTGCAGAATATGAAGTCAATATGGTGCTTTCCTTTAATAAAACTTGTAGCTCCGTAAGTGAAGACTACAGAGCCGTTGGTTAATCTGAATTCTTCCTCTATGAATTTCTCTATGGAGTCATAAAGAACACCAGAAGTCTGGAACAATAAGGCTAAATTCTCATGAATAAACGTTTTTACTTGCCTCTGAGCAGGACATATCACTATTGCTCTGGTTCCAGGATTAACAGTTAAATACCAAGCTAAAAAAACAGCTAGAGTAAAGTCCTTGCCTCCACCTCTGCCTATAGGGTAAACTGTAGGTTTAGGTCCTAGCCAGCCTTCTATCATTTTAAGCTGGTAGTCTTGGAGTTCAATAGGCTTCCCTTTCCACACCAAGCACTGCCTAGCGAATTCTGCACAAGCTTCAGGAGTCCTCTCTGTGAACTTCTCTAAGTCTTTAGCTGTAAAGTGCTTCTTCTCGCTCATGTCTTCCAAGTGCTTGCCTTTGAACAGCATTATCCTCTTGGCTAAATCGCTGTCTAAATACTTGTCTTCTTCGCGGAACACAAGCTCTCTCTTGCGCTTGGGCTTCCACAAATCTTTGTGCATTGAGAGCCAGCCTATGCTCACCTTGAATCCGTGCTTCCTTACAAAATCGTATGCTTGCTCCAAAGTCATGTCTCTGGTTCTCATGAGCTTTAGAAGCCATTTAGGTAGTGTAACTTTTTTAGGCATTTCTATCGAAGCTTCATTTGAAACTTCAAATATTAATGTATTGCTCTGTGCGAATTTGTTTGTATAATTTGATATTTGTACAAACCTGTTCGAATAAGTTTAAATTAATCCAAATGTGTCTAGACAATACAGCAATATTTAGCTTAGCTAAGAAAAGTTTATAAATCTAGCAATGATAGAATTAACTGTGATCCTATGCAGGCTCAATGCAAAGCTCCATTCTCCCTCTGGTGCGAAATAAGCAAAGTAGACCAAGAAAAGCATGTCATTGGAGGCTATGCTTCAGTGGACGTAGTCGACGAGCAGAGAGACAAAATACCCTTGGAGACTCTTAAAGAAGCATGGGAGCAATTCATTAAGGATTTAGATTACGCTCACATCCATGTAATGCACTCTAATATACCAGTAGGTCGAGTGCTTCTTGAATACACTGACTCTCAAGGTAAGAAGTATAAGTCTGGAGTAGACGATAAAGGCTTGTTTATTCTAGCTGAGATAAGACAGGACATAAAGAAAGGAAGAGAGACTTGGAAACTTATAGAAGAAGGCAAACTTAGAGGCTTCTCAATAGCCGGAGAAGTATTAGCTTCTACATATGTCCATGACGGTCGCTCTTACAACAGGATAGACAAGCTTGAACTCCATGAAATTAGCGTTGTAGACCGGCCAGCCAATAAGCTTTGCTTGTTCACTGTTATGAAAGCTTTAAAGAAAGGAGGGTATGTCTTTAGAGACAATCTATTAGAAGCTTTACCAGACGGAATAGTGCTTACTAGAGGTATTGTGAGGCTTGTAGGTAGGAATGCTGAGTTAGGCTATGGTCATGACTACGACATTAAAGCTCCTACTACTCAGGAGTGGCTAGGGAGAGCCATACAAACTAGGATTCACAACGAGCTCAGGAGAAAAGGGAGAATGGACATTTGGAATTCTATGGAGTGGATAACAGATGAAGGAGAGTATTCCTACACTGATTATTTAGACTTGTACGACTTGGTACTGTTACGGAGCAAGCAAAGCAAGCCTGAACGCTTGCTCCTAACCGAAGAAGAGAGGAAAGGTGGCGTTGCCTCTCTTCCCGTAGATAAAGCGCCATATATAGTGAGAAAGGTGGAAGAAATGAGCGAAGAAGAAATTACTTTGGAGAAAGTCTTGGAGCTCGTAGCAGATTTAGGCAAGCGTTTAGACGCTCTCGAAGAGCAGATAGCAGAGAAGAAAAAGAAGCCTGACGCCTACAAAAAGCCTAAAGCATACAAAGAGAAAGCAGAATCTGGTGGACCAAGCGACTTCGAGAAAGCTCTAGAGATCCTGGCTGAAGAAGGAATTATAAAAGGAGAATATCAACAGTGCATGTCCAAGTGCTTGAAGAGCGGCAAGAGCTTCAAGGAGTGCGTTAAAGAATGCAAAGCTAAAGCCAAGAAAAGTGAAGATGAAGACTTAGAGGAAAAAGCAAAGAAAAAGCCTAAGGCTTACAAAGAGCCGTACCCAGAAAAGAAAGAGGAAGAGAAAGCTGAGGAGGAAAAAGCTAAGAAGCCTGAAGACGAAGAAGAGGAAGAAGAGAAGCCTTACAAAGAGCCTTACCCAGAGAAAGACCTTAAAGGAATGATTGAGAGAGCAATAGAAGATGCTCTGAACAAGCGCTTAGGAGGAACAACTGAAGTCAAGAAGTCTGTAGCTCCTGCTAAGACAGAAATAAAGAAGACTCTGATGGACATACCTCTAGAAGAGCTCTACAAGATTCCTTTCTCAAAGATAAGGAAAGGTGAGTTATGATGGTGCACGTCCAAGAGAGAATAGACGACCCTGAAAAGAACCTCAGAGAACTCAGAGAGCTGGAGAGAAAATTCTATGGCTCGCCTATAATAAGGAAAGCAGATGCTGATGTAGCACCAGCAACTCCAGCGTACACAACTGCTCCTGACTGGGTCCAGCCTCTCTTCGGCCGCAAAGTCTGGAGCTTCCTAAACTACGAGAAGAATGTCTTTGCTATCCTGCCTAAAGAGGTGTGGAAGCAGAGCGGATGGAGGCTCTTGACTGCTGCTGGACAGTCTTGGGCTCACTCTGGAGCTGAATTAGCTGGAGGCATTGCACGAGGAGGAGCTCTGCCTGACACTATAGCTCCTACCATAGTAGTAAATGCTACTCAGCCTAAAGAAGTCATACACACTTGGGGCACTGAGGAAATCTACGAGTTCATGTCAAGCATAGACGATTCAGTAGAGATTATACCTCTCATGAGAGAGGAATTGGGCAAGGAGCATGCTGCTATAATAAACACAATGCTTGTGCAATCCGTTGAGTATTTAGCTGGAAATTCTTCTGGGAACTGGGCTGGAACCGACAACTTTGAAACTCTAGACAGAATTATAGCCAGCGATGCAGAAGAGGATGCTGTAGGAGGAAGCCACGACCACTACTACGATCCTTGGAAGAAATATGGAATCCTCGATATAGACAGAGACTCAGGGACTACATACGATGCTGTAGTCAAAGCTCCTGGAGGGACTTTGGGAACCGATGGCGACTTGACTTTGTGGGCAATCGAAGAAGTCTGGAGGACGATCATTGAAGCTGGAGGAAAGCCTGACGTAATCCTTACAGGAGCAGACTTTGTCACTGCTTTATCAGAGATATTGGAGCCTGAGCGCAGATTCATGGGAGAAGCCAAAGTTATGCCTCAGTACGGAGGAGTAAGAGGCATTGCTTCAGGAGTCGAAGCAGGATTCAGCGTAGCCACTTTCAGAGGCATACCAATAATTACGACTGCAGCTATGAGGTGCACAGACTCAACTTATGGAGACACAATAAGCAAAGCAATGTTCCTAGACACTGAGTACTTGTCCTTCAAGGTTGCTGCTCCAACAAGGTACATGGAGACTAAGAGAGACTACACAAGCTATGTGGCTCAAGACAAGCTCAGAATCGAAGGAGCATATTTGACTGTAGGCGAGCTAATCTGCTACAGGTTCAACGTCCAAGGAAAGCTCCGGGACATAAAGTAAGCGTGAATTGGGAGGCTTAAGCCGATGATCTTCCAATCAAATAGAGGAGGAATGTAAATGGCATTTAGTTCAACCATTGAAGGCAGGACAATTTTCGGCAACAAAGTAGTCACTTGGGGAACATTCACCAACGGTGCCACTGATACTGGAGGAGACATAAATACAGGCTTGAAAGTCTGCGAATTCATTGTTTTACAGCACAAAGGGAGTTCTGTAGTGTCCGATGCTCCTGTAGTCAATGAAACTTTACCTTGCAACGGCAGCGCTGTTACTGTTGTGACTGCCCAAGGAGAAGACGGTTACTGGTTTGCTTTCGGTCATGAATAATATGTCTAAAAGAGGACATATTGCTGGTGCTATAATTGAGCGAGGAGAAAAAGAAGAACAATCCAATGCCAAGCTGGGCTTTAGCGTTAAACAGCAGATTAACTACAGTGGAAACAGAGATAAAATGGCTCAAGAGAGGCTACTGGCTCCAAACCCTCTTGGGAGCAGGAACGTTTTTAAGCGTTCTTGCTCTAATACTAAAGCTTGTGGTGTCTTAATTGGCTGTAGGAAAAAAAGAAAGGGTAACCAAAAGCATTAGCGGGACAGTTAATGAAACCACTGCTATAATAGCTCGAGTTCTGAATTACGCCAGAATAACGGTCTTTGGGAAAGTGACTATAAGTGGAACGTACACAGTAAATGTAAAGGTTTATGGAACTTACGATGCTGATGCTTCAAGCCCTGTCTGGAAGCAGATAGGAAGCACTCAGCAGTTCACGTCTACAGGACTCTTGGATCCAGAAGACATTGTTCAGTGCTGGGATGCAATCAAAGTAACATATGACGGAAGCGGCTCTGGTTCTGCCATCGTAGACTTAGCAGTGAACAGGAAGAGGCATTAATGTCAGTCCGGGTAGAAGTAAAAGGCTTATATGAAGCAGTACTTTTAATCGAGAGAGTAAGCCGTATAGCTCGGATACACTGGCCCAATAAAGCTTTAGACAATTTAGCTAAGCATGCAAAGCAGAAAATGAAAGAGCTAGTCCCCAAGAAAACAGGGAAATTAAGAAGATCAATTAGAATTGAGAGTTTGCCTGATGCAAGGAAGATAGTAGCCGACACTCCTTATGCTCGAATAGTAAATGACGGAGCCAGACCTCACTACATATACCCTAAAAGCAAGAAAGCTTTGGCTTTCTTCAAGGAAGGAAAGTGGGTTGTTAAAGCTCGGGTTCACCATCCAGGCTTTGTAGGCTACGACTTCTTGGAGAATACGATGAACTACGTCTATGATTTCATGTACGATTGGCTTGCAGAAGAAATCGATTTAGGTGAAGTCTGATGGGCAAATACACTGATGAAAAGAAAATTGAGAATCTCGTTCAGATGGAGATATCAGATTCTACAAGGCCTTCATCTCAGCAAGTTAACTTATGGATCAAAGAAGTTGAGCAAGAGATAGACTCAAAGAAATTAGGCTGGGACGACAATGCTAACCCTGGAGACGGATACTCAGCCAGTAATGTTTACCTTAGTGTTCCTAAGATAAGGATAGGCTTGCGACCGTTGACCAGATTCAAAATGCTGTGCAAAGGGATTGACCCTGAGCAGCTCAAGAAGGGAGTCGTAATACCTATCCAAGAGAACCAGTATTATCCTATTATACCAGGGAAAAGTGTAACTTTATACAGGAGGACAAGCTCTTTAACTGACACTCCAGAATGGAAAGAGTTGACCAGAGGCTACTATGCAGGCTGGGATGAGAGTGCAGACAGCGACTTCATGGTTTTGACTATTAAAGGACGAGCCGGGCAAGAGCATGGCGTTGCATTCTTTATTTACAGCAGTGTTCCCTTGAAGACTGGTCCGGCTGCTCTGAAAGCTTCTTACTCATACGGTTGGAATCTTCCTCAAGAAATTCTTAATCGTTATGCTACATTAAAAGTCGGAATGAGAGTTTTAGAAGCTGCAGTGGAAAGCGGCGAGCCTGCTCGATTAGGCTCTTTTGTAGGCGGAGACTTCCAGACTTTTGTTAACACGCAGATCTCCGAGACTCTGAGGAGATGGAAAGAGGAAATCATTGAGATAGAGAAGAAATTCTTCCCTAAGCCAGCTCGAGCTAAAATTCTCTGGATTTAGAAAAGTTTTAATAGCTCAAAGGCTTGAATTTTATACGTGAGTCGGTGAGTAAGTTGGGAAGCGGAGAGAGTAAAAACGCTATTCTAGATGCTTTAGTAACAAAACTTAAGGAAATCGACGAATTCGAGGAGCATGTTTTCAAAGGATACAGAAAGCATTTGCCTTACAGCAGATGCATTCTGGTACACTTAAGAAGAGACACTGTAGCTCCAGAGAGTACAGCTGAGAACCTGCACAATTTAGAATTCAACTTATTAGTCAGAGTCAAAGCTGACATTCAAAGCAATGCTGAAGAAGAAATCGAAAGCTTCATATCCTTGGTTGGCCTAGTGGAAGACAAGCTTGATGAGAATGCTTACAATCCTGGAGTCTGGGAAGATTTAGCTGTGAACCAGATAATCTACACATTCGGGGCAGCTGAGACTTTCGTTTACTACAATGCTATGATCCGGCTCACGATAAAAGTGCAATGGTGAGGAGGATGAACGAGAAAGAAGTAAAACCTATGAAGTCATATGTAAGGAAGATAACTTTCACTAAGGAAGCCTTTGATGCTTTGCGGAGAATCATGTCAAGCAGAGGTTTCCCTGAGAAGAAAATAAGCGAGAGCGAAATAGTCTGTGAAGCTATACTAAATATGTCTAAAAGTGGACATATTAAAACTAGAAGCAAGGAGGAGAAGTAATGTCAGCCAGATGGATAGACATAGGAGAAGAAAGCACATATGGGACTGCACCTGATGACATGGACAAAAGCTTAGCTTACATAGACTTAGACTTTACACCGGACCAAGGGAGACTTATAGACTTAGAGTCAGCGTATGTAATGAAGCCAGTGTCAATTCTAGGCCCCTTCGTAGGGACAGGGAGAGTAGTTCAGTATGCTAGACCTCATGCTATAGGCTACTTCCTTAAGTGGGCTTTAGGCTCAGTGACTACAACTCAGGTAGGCTCATCTGAGATGTACCAGCATGAATACACTTTGGATTTGAGCAGCATCAAATCATTCACTGTCCAAGACAACAGAGAGCTGTCAAATAAGGCACTGCAGTATTTAGGCTGCTTAATCAAGACTTTGACTCTGGAAGCTCCAGCTCGAGAGCGAGTCACTTTAGAAGCTGAGATTCAGTACCGCTGGGAGAAAGAAGTAGATAAATCTTCGATGCTGACTTTAGATTCCATACGGCCATTCGTATTTCACGACGCCAGCATAACAAGCTCAGGGGGCTTGACAGTAAGCAACATCGAAGCTTTCAGGTTCCAGATTGCTCACAGCAGGCCAGACGACATCCATGAAGCCGGGAGCAGGAAGCTTCCTGAAATCTACTTTGAAAGCTCAGAGTGGACGTTAGAATTCGACTTGAAGTGGAAGTCTTGGACTGCGAGGAAGAACTTCTGGGCTGCAGAGAGCAACGAGACAGAGCCTGCAGACGAAGAGAAAACATTCGATGTAACCATAACTCTGACTGGTGCACCTTCAGGTGTCACTGACAAGCCTAACTATGAGCTTGTAATAAGCTTGCCTAAATGCGTAGTCAAGGAGAATCCAGCTTCAGTGAGCAGGAGAGACAGATTGACTCAGCGCTTAGTCTTAGAAGTTCTCGACGATGACAACAACAAAATAACCTTGTACAACAAAGACTCAGCTTACTAGAGGTGATAGAGTTGGAGTACACAACTGCTGAGGAATATTTAGCCGGCAAAATAAAGAAAGTGACTTTGCCTTCTGTGACTGCTACAGGCAAGCATCCAGTCTTTGTAATAAGGAAAATTCCTCCTAAAGCAGCTTTAGAGCTAGCAGATTTACTTGAGCTTCCAGAAGACGTAGACTTGGAGAACATAAATGAAGCTCTGAGCAGCATAGACGTGAAAGAGAAGCTTCCTGAGCTCATAGACACAATAATACCTGCTTGCGTAGTGAAGCCTAGAATCAAGAAAGAGAAGAAGAACGAAGAATGCCCCAAGTGCTTGTGCATAGACGACTTAGAAATAGAAGACTTAGTAGCTTTATTCGAAGAGATTCTGGAATTCAACGGCTTGACTGCTAAAGGCATAAAGAAAAGGCAGAAATTTCGCCGAGAATCCTCTGGCTCAATTGGCCGGAGCTCTCGCTCTAAGAATAGGAAAGCGGCCGACTGAACTGCTCAGAATAAGTGAGTCTCCTCTTGAAGACTTGCTCTTAGATGCTGCTATAATAGCTCAAGTAACAGCTGAGCAGGAGGAGCCTGGAAGCTTAAAAGAGGAGATTAAGAGGAAAAGAAGGAGATTATGGGCTAAGAAATGTCAGCTAGAGAAGCTAGAATACAGCTGATACTCGAATGGCTCGAGAAGCACCCTGGAGTAGCCAGCAGAGTAGAAGATAAGCTAAGAAGCTTGATAGGAGTTTATGGGAATGCTTCTAGAAGAATAAAAGAAGTGATAAGCGACAAAGAACGCTTAGAGAAAGCTCTTAACATAGCCAAGCAGCTTTTCACAGAGGAGAAAGCGAAGCTTATTCCTTCTACAAGAAGCCATCAGTTCTTCTCTGAAGTTATAAGGAGATTAACTGAAGATGAAGCCAGAGCAGCCAAAGAGCATGTGACGTTAAGCCAGAGAGTTGGCCGCTTAGGCAGAGCTCTGACTCGTGCAGGATACCGTTTAGGCTGGTTTGCTTTCAGGACCATAGTTGTAGGGAGGATACTGCTTAACTGGATGCTAAGGCCTATAAGGAAAGGCTTAGGGACTTTGCTTCGCTGGGAGCAGTCTGTAGAAGCAGCTGCTTCAGCATTAGGCTTACTGGCTGCTACAGGCTTGCTCAGCGCTGAATCCCAAGAGAGATTAGAGAAAGCTATAGGTGTAGTCTCTGAGACAGGAATTAAGCTTCAAGGGACTATGCAGAATCTGCAAGCCACTATAGCTTTGATAGCAGCTGAAGCCATAGAGCCTCTCTTGCCTTATATTAACCAGCTTATAGACGCTCTCTATGAAGTTTGGGAAAGCGTAAAAGACGAAGTTATTCCTGTACTAACTGACTTTGCTCGTGACGTTGTCCCTACAGTAATATCTATTCTCAGAGATGTAGGGCCAGAATTTATTAAAGCTTTCGTAGATGGTATACGTGTAGCAGTTCCTATGATTCTAAGCTTAGTTAAAGCTTTGGAGCCTCTTCTTCCTGTAGCAGCTAAAATCATAGGCTTCCTTATGCCGTTTGCTCCTCTTATGATTGCTATAGGGACTGCAGCTTACATGCTGAGCCCAATACTTACGGGTTTAGGCTCCATATTGCAGCTTGTAGCCATGAACAGCTTGCTTGCAACAACAACTGGAACTGGACTTATAGGGACTCTAACAAGCTTGCTTGGAGCTCTAGGTCCATTGCTTCCTATTATAGCAGCTGTTGCAGGAGCAATTGTAGGCGTAATCCTAGTTATTCAGCATTGGAGCGAAATAGCAAGCTTCTTCCAAGGAGTATGGGAAAGCTTAGTGTCTGCTCTGCAGCCTATAATGCCTATACTCGAAGAAATAGGAGAAATCTTTTACAATGTAGGGAGGATAATCTATGAATTAGCTAGGCTTGTTGTCACAGCATTTATAGTGGGCCTCCAGAAGCTCTGGGATATTTTGTCTCCTGTCTTGATGCCTATACTCCAAGCATGGTACAATGTGCTTATGAGAATAAAGCAAGCCATTGAGTGGGTAGCAAACATTATTTGGTCAGTGCTTAAGCCTGTACTGGATTGGTTCAAGGGTGCTCTGGATGCAATAAACAATGTTTTGAGCGGAGCAGCTAATTTCCTAGGCGGATTAACCAATGCTTTGCTCAACCTTTGCTTCAGGCATGCTACACCGCATGTGGTCAAAATGACTAAAGCTCTCAAAGAATTCAATAAGGAAATAGCTAAGACTACAGGAGAGACTTTTGAATTAGGAGGAGATTTGAGAACAATCAGAAGCCCTGCAAGAGCTATACCTTCAAGAGGAATCGAAAGCGGCTCAAGCTACTCAGTTATCTATGTAACATTTAATGTTGAGCATTTAGCTTCTGATGTAGACAAAGAAGAGCTAATCCATGATGCTAGTTTAGCTGTAGCTGAAGCTGCTCGTAGGAGGAGACTGTAATGAAATTCAGCTGGGATTCAACGCAAATAACTTGGCCTAGAAATCCTAAAAGCATAGTGGTCAAGTATACAAGCATAACTAAGTCTTTAACTAAACCTGGAAGCAAAGCTATACTGCTTAGCTACGGAATGAAGCCTGATGTATTAACTTTGGAAGGCTTGCTCTATGAGAAAGGGAAGAGTGATTCAGATTTGCTCAATGATTATTTGCTTCCCATGCTGGGCCGAGTCTACAAAGAAGTAACCATTTCTGAATTAGACAGCAATTTAAATGATACATGGATTTTAACTTCTTTTGTCTACAGGAAAGTAGGCGGATACCCGAATGTTTACACATACAAGATGGAATTCTATAGAGGATCAGAGCACCACGTGATGGAGTAATGTGGAAAGTAGAGTACCGCTCAGGTTCAAACTGGGTTGAGAAAACTGATGCAGTATTCAAGAAAATACATCAAGAGCTCAACGGTCATGAAGAATGCTTATTTATATTGCCTAATACAAGCAGCAACAGGACTTTTGTTGGCTCAGATAAGAAAATAAGAATTCTCTATGGCAGCGAAGTAGTCTTCGAAGGCTTACTGGTAGGAGCAGAATACAGCGAAGAGTTATTGGTTTGCTTTGCTTACCCCGAAGCTTACATTAAGATGGATCCCAAGATTATACCGTCAGGCTCATCTCATGCAGTTGAGTATGTAGGGGAGACAATATCGAATGTGCTCCAAGCTATCTGCGATGAAGCTGGAGTCCAGAAAGGAGAGTGTCCATCTGGAACAGTTTCTGTTCGCTTCATAAGGAGCAACTGCTTGAAAGCAGCACAATTCTTAGCTGACGCTGTAAACAAAGATTTCTGGGCGGACTGGGATGCTTCACTGAATCCTAGATTTAATATAGGAACTAGACAAGAACATACAAACGTTTCTGTCGATCCTCTAGAGTGGCCTAAGAGAATAGTAGACAGGAGCCAAAAGGTAACTAAAGTTATCATCAGAAGCGTAGACAAAGATGGTAATTACATTGAAGGCAGTGCTGGAACAGGAGACAACATAGCTGTATTCACAGAGAAAGGAGCAATGGACGTTGACACTTTGAACACATTAGCTCAGAAAAAGCTTGATGAATTGAACACTGAGTCAAGCGGTGTGACTCTGCCTCTCAAAGTAAGTCAAGGCTACAATCTATACCCAGGCGACACAGTTAAGCTTAACAAGCCTGAATTAGGCTGGGAAAGCGAAGTTACTTACCGAGTTCTGGCTGTAACTAAGACTGTAGACAAAGTGAAAATCGAAGTTGAGAAGAAAGTTAAAACTTTAGACAAGGAATTAGAGGACTTCAAGAAATACGAGGAATACGGGATATATCCCATATACGAAGAGCAAGCTCCAAGCATGGAGAACTATTTTGACAAGACAGAAGATGATGTCACAGACATTCCTGACTACATTCCTAGCCCTCCTACTTTCACCGCTGAAGCAAAGGAGATAGACACAGAATTACAGTTCAGAACTTGGATAGAGGTTACTATTAATGTAGTAGAGAATGCTGGAGGGTACATAGTCAGTTATAGAAGGGAAGGTGACAGCGAATGGCAGCACATTCCAGTGGAGCAGCCTTCAAGTGGCTCTCAGGTAAAGGTAGCTACTCCAGATCTTGAGCCAGACACCATATATGAGGTGCATGCCTGCACTCTAAGCAAGCTTGGCCAAGCTTCTGATTGGTCAAGCACAGTTACTGTGGATGTAGGACATACAAGTAATGCTCCTGATAATCCTACTGGCCACAACGATACAGCTCCTCCACAACCTACTGGGTTAAGCAAGACTGAAACTCTGAACGGAGTCATTTTGGAGTGGAGTCCAGTCTCAGCCTCTGACTTCAGCCACTATAAAGTATACTATGGCACTAGTGATCCTCCAGACAATGAGGCTGGAGAGACTTCTAGACCATACTTCTTCTGGAAGAAGAAGGAAGGTGAAGCATACACTACTTATTATTTTGCTGTATCAGCTGTAGATTCTGCAGGAAATGAAAGCAGTAAATCTTCAAGTGTTTCAGGGGAGCCATCAAGAGTTGATGGTCCAGACATTGCTCCGGATGCTGTAACAGCCGAGAAGATACTTGACGGTGCAGTTACTGACGTGAAGCTTGCTAGCGGAGCAGTGACTCTAGCTAAATTTGCGTCAGGTCTTCGGCCCGTACAAATCGTAGATAGCCTTCCTTCTTTGCCTGACTCTGACTACCTTCAAGGAGCAGTTGTCTTTCTAACATCGGAGAATAAACTATATCGATCAACTGGTAATGAATGGACTGCTGTAGTGCCTACAGAAGATCTTGAAGGGCAGATTGCTTCTGAGCAAATAGCAGATCAAGCTGTAACCTCTGCTAAGATAGCTGATGGAGCAGTTGTGACTTCGAAGATAGCTGAGCTAGCAGTGACAACTGGAAAGTTAGATAACCTAGCTGTTACTTCAGATAAGATTGCAGATGAAGCAGTAGTGCCTTCAAAAGTTCTCAAGTGGTTAGCTGGTAAATCAGGTTCAAGCTTTCCTTCTTCTCCTGAAGATGGAGAACTGTTCTATCGTACTGACTTGAACAAAGTGTATAGA